TGATCTTCAGTGCCTCGGCGAGTGCCTCGATGCGGCCGCGCGTGGACTTCTGCGGAAAGGCGTGCTTGGCGACAATCCTCATCCAGTCGCCACGGATGCTGCGAACAGTGAACACTCGCCCTCCCTCTATGTGCCTGGCTGAATCTCCTCGATTATGACGCGCACGACGCCAAGATGCAAGTCTCTCAATGCAGCGAAGGCGCGCGGCGACAGGTCAATGCTGCGACTGCGCTTCGTCCATTTGCGCTTCAGGTCCTTGTGGCACCTGCCGCAGTAGTCCACGACGAGGACGATGACGCACCTGCTGCGGTCATCTGCTCGGCAGACCTTGATGGGGTACGGATCATCACCCCAGCGGAAGGTGCCGACGGCTGCGTAGTAGCGCGTGCCGTGTCGCGTGTACCAGGCGTTGTTCTTTGTGGCGTCGTACCACGATGCAACGCCGCGCACTGGGATGCCGTGATCTGTCCTGACTGGAACGCTTGGGTGGACGGCGAGCAGAATCGCCATCAAGAGCGCGATCAGTCGCTCGGCTCCGCTGCTACGAACCAATCGCAGAAGTCGTCAAGGTCAAGGATGATCACGGCGCGACGACGACCACCTCCAACGCCTGGGCTGTCACCGATCACCAAGCCACGCAGCTGGTCGCTCTTGACCGGCACGGTCTGCAACCAGTCCCACTGGCGCTCGCTAAAACTGCCGCCCACCTTGCACTGCACAGCCATCCAGTCGTTCGCCACGTCTTGCTTGCCGCCAAACTGTCCGACGCGCTGACCCTTCAGTCGCTTGGCAACTTCTCGCTCGAAGGCGTTGCCACGAGCGCGGCTGTTCTTTCCCTTGCGGCTCTTGGCTGGGTCAATCATCTTCTGCACGGCTTGGTCCTTGTAGTAGCCCATTAGACGAGTCTCGCCAGCAGCGCAGTGCCGCCATCGCTCAAGGTGAAGCGGCTTGGCTGCACGATCATCACGCCGTGCTTCATCAGGTCAAGGTTGGTCTTGCGGTTGCCGATCCCTTCGTACAGGAAGAACCAGCCCTCTGGAGCGATGGCGTCGGCGTAGCGCTGGCTCAGGATGCACCAGACGCGGCCAGAGACTCCTGGCTCGTAGCACCACGCATCGGGACCCTCTTGCACGGCGATCACCTGATCGTCAAGGAACGGAGCCTTCCGCTCGATGCGGATCATTTCACGCAGCTCCTGTGATACCAAGCGAAGCGGGTGTTGCGCTTGTTGGCGACGAAGGTGATCACCTTGACCCGCCACGACTCCTTGAGCGTGTTCAGGTCGCCACTGCACCCGCCGCAGCTCGTTGCGGCGAAGACAGGCGCCTTGCTCGGTCCACCTCGCTGCGTTTTTACTGCTGCCACATTGCGCTCCTTGCGATCCATACCACCGAGGCGAACGCCACGATCAGGTAGATGGTAGCGGCTGCGCCGGCTCCCGCCTTGCTCACCTTCGGCAGACTAGCCCCCACAAGGAAGGCGATCACCAGCTGCGAGAACGCGATGATGGCGCCAACCGTGTCCCACGCGCTCATCGGTCGAACTGGTTCAACAGACGCACAAGGCTTTCTGTTGCTTTCTCAACCGCCTCCTGGACGGTCTCGCCGCTGAACGACCTCTCGCCATCCTCATCGTCAAGAATGACGAGCCACTTGTCGCCGTCCTTCACGGCCTCGGCGAATCGGTAGCCTGCTTGCGCTGCAAGAATCTCCAACTCCTTGAACATCAACCCTCCTCCATCTTGTCGGTGATGACGCGGTAGGCGTCTTCAGGCGACAGGTTGCTGGTATCGAGCGTAAGGTCTGAGCGGCTGTCTGTCCATCCCCTTTCGGTGATGTCAGCCGAGCCGAGCAGGACGCCGCCCATCCTCTCCCGCCTGACCTCTTCCGAAGCCGTCAGCCGGACGATGAAGATGCTCGGATCAACCGTTCGCAGATACTGGACTTCGGCGTCCAGCCGCACGTCATCCACCACCACGCCGTATCCCATCCGCTGCAGCTCGAAGTAGTCCCGCCTCCAGACCCTGAGCCAGAAGTGCGAGTCCACGCCACGAAGCGCAGCGCCGAGGTCCTGCAAGAGTTCACGACCGCTCAAGGTGGTCTTCCCGAAGTGCCGATCCACCGTCAGGATCTCGCTCTTGCCGAGGTCGCTGTACGCCATCGCCGCGATGTGCTTGATGGCGTCTGCGATGCCGTGGCGCTGGTAGCCACGATGCTCAACGAAGAGCGAGGCGATCGTGGACTTGCCGCTTCCCTGCGGCCCAAGAATCGCCAGCGACCTCACGGCAGCACCATCGCATCTGCCACCGAGAGGAAGCCGACCACCTTTGGCACGAGGTCAGTGCGCTCGAATGCGGTTGTCGCTGGAAGTTCCTTGACCTCCCAGTGCGGCTCCCGCACGCGGTACAGGTCCCACGCGAAGATGCCCTGCGGCGTCCAGTTGATGTACGCCGGACGCGCTGAACGCTTCCCTGCCTCCTCAATGAGCCAGTCGTACTTCGCCTGCTCAATGAGCAGCTCAGGGTAGTGCGTCTCCCTGCACTTCAACTCCAAGAGATAGTCCACTCGGCTCATAGGCGTCTCGTAGAACGCTGTGCAGTCCCAGTGGCTGAAGCCGTACTCCATCCGCTCAAGGTTCGGCACACTCGTTCTCTTGAGATGCGATAGCAGTTGCTCCTCGTTCACTGTCTCCCTCCTCTCGCAATAATCTCGCCAACACTTAGCACGCCTTTAGATAGAGTCTTCTCTTCTCTAGTTCTGTTCTGGTTCTTCTCTAGTTCTATAGCGTGACTAAACCGTGACTCAAGCCCTTTTCCCGCACGAGCCTTCTGTTGCCGAATCGCCGACGTGGCGTCCACTTGCCATCGAGACCAGTTCGAGACCTTGACGAGACCATCCCCAGATGCCTCCAGCAGACCCTCGGCGATGAGTCGGGGAACGCACCTCGAGAGGCGCGGCCCGATCACCGTTGCGAGGTGTCGCCGGTCGCGGAACTCGCCACCCTTCCGCATCTCCTTTGCCACCTCAAGAATCGTGACGAACGCACGAAACTCGATGTCGCTCAAGCTGGAGATGATCGCGTCCTTGTGCGCCTGTGCTGACCACTTGATCCATAGAGCCATTTCGTCCTCCTCCTACTTGCTCTTGCTTAGAACGGCAGGTCTTCTAGACCCTGCGTGTCCTCTGGGACCATCTTCGGCTTCGGTGCCTCACCGCTGTTCTTTGCAACGAACTCGCGGCTCGGCTTGTCCTTGCACCAACCGCCGTCAGGCGTCTTGTGAGACGCAGCCCAGAATGGGTTGTACGGCTTGCCGGTCCCCTTGCTCACGCCGCCTGGCTTGAGCGTCCAGAGTTCGCCGTGGCTGCAGGTCTCCCCACCGACGTTCTCGGCGAAGATCATTGCTGCCTTCGCAGCGAGAATCGCGTCGGCTGTAGCGTCGTCAGAATCAACGGAGAGGGGTGTAGGAGCCACGGAGAGGCGCGGAACCCTCCCAAGTGGTACTGCGGCACCCTTGTCTGGCGAATAGAGGCTCCTGCCCACTCCCAGCTGCGCGGCGCACCTGCGGAGCGCATCACTGGCCGCTGACTTCAACGGCTCATCATCCTGCGCGCTGTTCGGGTAGCCGAAGTCCTGACGGATGGTGGTCTTCCCACCGATCACGACGGCGAGCGATCCGTGGACGACGTTGCGAGCGCCGTCTGCGACCTTCACCTCGAACTGCCAGCCCTCGATGCCGAGGACGTCATCCAGCCGCTGCGCGACTGCTCGCGCATCTGCGTAGGTGAACGTCATCCCTGCTCGCCCTGGGCGATGCTTCAAGTCCTTCTCCTCGAATGGAGCGAGTAGTGCTGCTGCGATGTCCTTGCTCATAGTCCCTCCTCGTTCTTGAATCGGAAGACTCGCGCGCCTGGAACTTCCCGCGTCGCGGCTTCAATGATCTTCGGGTCCACTTTCGTTGCGACCTCCTTCCAGTCGGTCTTGACCGACGCCTTGTTCTGCTTCCACGTTGCCTGCCATCCGTTGCCGACGATCCCTGCCTTCTCGCCGATCGCTTCCTTTAGCGAGATGGCGAGGTTCTGCAGCTCTTCGTCAAGCAACTTGGATTCGTACTGCTTTTCCGAATACAGCGCCGCCACGCGGTCAATGCCGTCCGTTGCGTTTGCGTACTCTTCGCTCGCCTGCGGCACGACCTGCGCCAGCGCGTCAGAGTCCTGACCCTGCAAGGCTGGCGGCGTCTGCGTTGCGAGCGCGTTCCTAAACTCCACCGCCTTGCGGTACAACTCCGTCTGGTAGTCAATGCTCGCAGCCACCCGCTCAATGCGGAAGACCAAACCGCCGAGCAGGACTGCTACGTCGCACCACGGTGCGCCGGTGACGAACATTTGCCACTGCACCTGCGCCACCACCTCTGGCGGCACTGGGTGCAGACTCCAGCGCGGTGAGGTACTCGTCTTGATCTCCACCAAGCCCTCCTCGCCGACGATGGTGCGATCGAGCGACGCCATCACCCACGGCAGTTCCTTGAGTCGGACAATGCCGTTGCTGCGGCGCAGCTCGCGGCCAGTCTCCATCTCGTAGAACTCTGCGACCGTGTTCTCCAGCAGGATGCCGCGCACTGCTGCTGGTCCCACTGGGTCCGGCTGATACTTCCCTAGCTTCTCCGCCCAAAGCTGGAAGGGAGTTTTATAGGGGTTCAGCCCTGCGATGACCGAGACGTCGGTCGCCGTGATGCCGTCAGCCCGAAGTGCGAACCACTCAGGACTGCGCTGCTCTGCCTTGACGAACTCGTACTGCTTGCTCACTTGCCCTCCTTCTTGCGGTCTTTCTTTGCGAATCCTTCGCCCTTGTAAACCACCGCCGCCGGCGTGTAGACCATCCGCATCCAGCGGCCGCACTTCTCGCAGCGCGGGTTGTAGACGTTCTGAATCGAGTGCGTGTGTTCCTCCCGATGACCGCAGTCGCCGCAGCGGTACTCGTAGACTGGCATTAGCCGATCAGCGCCGCTACGAAGATGAGTCCAGCGAAGGCGAAGCAGAGTTGCGAGATGAATAGCATCAACTCAACGCGCTTCTTCTGCTCGTCCAGAATCGTGGTGCGGATTGCCACTCGCGTGTAGACCAGTGGCTGCGTCTTTCGGTTCAGCCTCATCGCATTGACCCCAGCGCCAAGAGCAGCACCATTGCTGCAACGAACGATACGACTGCGAGTGTGTCCAAGATCATTGTCTTCACTTTGCTGCCTCCTTCAACTGCTCAAGGGTGACTTCGCCGGCAGAGATGCGAGCGATCTCGCTCCACGCGATTGGCGCGTGTTCTGCAACTGGCTTCTCATTGCGCTTCGGACGAACGCCAAGCTCAAAGATGAGCGATGGAAGTTCGGTCGAGGTAGGGTCGCCGACTACGAAGACGGCGTGACCCTTGCGCTCGCTGCGGCTGACCCAACCGTGTGTCTGGCTCATCAGCGCACCCCCATCATCAGGCTATTGATTGCATCGGCGCTGTTCTTGTCGCCATACCTGGCGAGCCAGTACGAGCCGCGCACCGCAGCTGCGGCAAGGTCGTAATGCGAGCGCGCGCGCTTCGCAGCAGTCTTGGTGGCGAGAGCCACACTTGCCTGCTCGACATTGACCGGCTCCATAAGTGCGCCGTCGCAGATGTTTGCAATGATTTCTGCAATCTGCTTGACCGTCCCCTGTGCATTGTGTGCCTTGCTCATCGTTTCCTCCTCATCGGGATCAGCCGTCTGGCTGGTTCCTCCCCGATGTCACAATCCTAGAACGTGACGTCACGGCTTGTCAATACCCTATTCTGAGCACGGTTTGGAGGGGTAGCCTCCCAGACTGGAGGAGGTCAGTCTGGGAGGTCGCTGGCAGGGCCAGCGTAGTCATCGTCCTCATCGAGCAGCTCTAGAACCACCTCTATGCAGGCTCGGCAGATAGCGTAAGACAGGAGCGCAGAATAGCCGACCGTGAGGCTCACCTCTTGTTCGGCAAACTTCCACACTCTGCGAGTCTCCCCGCACGGCGAGCAGGTCCCGATGTCCTCTGGCTTGGGAGCCGGAGGACCGCTCAGGAATGGCACTAGCGCAGGCGAATCAGGTACTCGGCTGAGACCTCTCCGTCGCCATCAAAGAACATCAGCCACTGCCCTGGCTCGCCAGACGCGCCGACGACCTCCTGAGCGAAGCGGTTGCTGCTCTCCAGCGACGGACTGCACCACGTCGTGATCTTGCCGTCGGCAAGGACGAGGCGCGCAGGCTGGTGCCAGTGTCCGAACCAGAGATAGTCGAATGGCGCAACGCTGAGACGCCAGCCGCTCGCCTTCTTTGCGACGCCGTACCACGGCATCCCAAGCCCACCTCTGAACTGGTCGCC